TTCCAAACCTTCTGTACTAAATCAGAAATTTTAGCCATAACAACAGGGCTCTGGTACTGGGCAACTTCACCAATAAGTGTACCTAGGCTTTTGCCTACAACTAATTCATCTCCCATAGAGAATAATGAACCCACAAAGCCATCAAGGTTAGACATATCTTCACGTAATCTAGAAGATAGGTCTGTAAAAATACGGAATTCAGCCTCTGGAGCATTCTTAGCAAGGGCATCTAACTCATCTGCAAATTTAGCGCGGCGTGCACTCTCTGCTATACGTGCTTTTTCAGTAGCATTGACAAATGTATCTGCCATGTCAAGGAGATTAAGTTGTTTGTCGCCCTTTAATGTAACAGCAAACTCGTCTGCATTGTGAACACCAATTGAAATTGCGTTTGCACGTGGAACTTCGTCCATAATTAGGTAGCCGTCAAAAAATCCAGCAGTGTTTTTCATGTCAGCGCTGAGAAGTCCAATAGCCTTGGTCAATTCACCAGTCTGCACTGTAGGATTTTCTACAATAAACTTAGCAAGAGCAGTAGGAGACAGTACAGCATCGGCTGCTGCGTCTACACCTTCCCAAGCATAGATATCTTTAGAGGTATTGAGAAGTTTCTTAAATGTACCAATTTGCATATTGGTAATTTCTGTTTCTCTTGCAATAATTTCTTGTTCTGCTTTTTTGTACTTAGAAGCATAACGCTTGTAAGGACTTGAAATCTTTTTAGATTGCTTGTCTTTTAGAATCTGACCAGTTTTTTCTAGTTCATCAATGGCTTCTTTAGCCATATTATCAAAGCCAGCCTTGTTGACTTGTGATAATTCTTTAGAAAGAGTAGTTACTGTCTTGCCTTGGCTTAGAATCTTGCCTACAGCACCAGGTCCAAACCAGATTGATGGGTCTAATGAAACGTTAAGAACTGCATCTACAATACCAGATGACACACGGTAGGCGTTACTATTTGGATTCATGCCTATACCATTGAAAATACCGCGACCAATAGTAAATGACTTACCATTAATTCTTCCGTACTTACCCATAGAGGCAGCCTGTGCTTTACCAACCTTACTTTCAGGTGTGATAAAGAAACCTTCGCCTTGTCCAGCAAGTCCACCTGTAAGTGAAACTCCACCTCTGGCTGCTTGTTGAACTATTTGTCCTAGTTGTGTGCTTTCGCCAAGTATATTGCCAGTAACATCTTTTAATAATTGTCCCGCAGCACCTTCTTCTCCACGGAATAATGCAGTTGTGCTACGTGCAATAGCCGTAGTCGCATCATAAGGAGAACGAAGTGCAGCAAAAAGTAAACGTGTAGTGCCCTTGAATGGGTCGTAGATTACATTATCAAAAGCATTCTGCACTGCACCTAGGATTCCACGGTCAGGAGTAACTTTCTTTTTTAATTTATCTACATTAAAAGCATCTGCTTTGAGCGCAGCGATTCCGTCTATTGTTGTAATTTTATCTAGCCCAGGAGTATTTGCATCTAATCCTTGGCGTACCATAGACATAACAAGGTCCTTGCTCATACCAGGATACGTGTTAGTAATAGAGTTAAAATTTGCATAAGTCTGAGGAGTCAATGACCCCATCTGGACCTGCATGAGACGTTGCGCTGGAGTTAAAGCCATTACATAGATTCCATCTCGTTGTACGCTTCAACCATCATCATAAGTTGACGTGACTCTGGGTTTGCTGCAGCCATAGCGCGAACGAAGATAGAATCAGGATTTGGTGCGTTTACAGGAAATGGTTGTGCTTCTGTACCACGACCAGGACCAAATTCTGCACCATCTGAAAGAGGAACACCTTGTGCACCTGAGCCACGCTCAAAAGCATTTACAGTAGGAATCTGAGATACAGGTGATGGTTCTGGCATGCTTGGGCTAGGTACATTAGTAGATGCACCGCCAGCAATTGATGTTAAGTCAGCACGCTGACCATAGCCACCACCAGATGCATTCTGCATCTTTGCTTCGCGCTGAATCTTTGCTACACGCTCTGAAACATTATTGTCAGTACGAGAAGAGTTTGCTCCTACACCTGAGACTTTTTCATTAATAGCCATTAGTCTTCATCCTCTTCTAAGTGTTTTCTTACTTCATCTAAAGTTGGTGCCGTTACCATCCACTCAGGATGGAGTTCTTTCATACCAAGCACGCCCATTGCAATTTCAACTGAAAATCCTGCTTTACGCAATGACTTATAAAATTCATTCAACTCAATAGCGTACTGGTCTAGTTTCGAGTAGTTATCGTCAACTACTTTCTTCTTTCTTGTAGCCATTTGAGTTCCTTATCCTAGTCCTGCTAACATTGTTGCTAAATCTGCTGGTGCTCCCTGTTGTTGAGGGGCTCCGCCAGAAGGTTGTCCAGGAGCCGCTGGGGACGGGGGCGCTTGCTCAACTGGGCCTTGTGTGCCTGGCGGAGCCATCTCTGTCTGTGGAGGCTGTGCAGGTGTTTCCACCTTAAACACTGCCAACGCAGCAGACTCTATGCTCTCCCCTTTACGACGACGTTCAATAACGTCGGCAATATTCTGGATTAACTTAGATGGGTCAGCACCTTGTGCAACCATTGCTGGAATCGCTTGTGCGCTTGCAGTAATTGATGCAGTAAGGTTTTCGCGCATCTTTTCAATCTCAATGCGTTGTTCTTCCATAGTAACGTTAACGCTCCATGGTAACTCACGGCGAATAAAGTCTTTAGATACTAAATCAGCACCTAATGCTTGAAGAGAGAAAATCAGGGCACGTGAAGGGTCTAATCCAGCCATCAAGCCATATCGGACTTCTACCGAAGTATCGCCCTTAATGTCCTTGCTTGGCATGTACTTTAACTCGTACGGTGTTCCTTGCGCTACGCCTCTGACGTTCTTTTCTTTATTGAAAAGGACTTCATCCATTTCAAAACATAACTTGATAACATCTTCTAACACCTCAGCAAGAACTGTTTGACCAGCCTTAATCTGAGAGTCAAAAGCACCAAGCAATGCCTGGACACCTTGGCCAGTGATAACACTAGCGTCGATGTTTCCAGTTCTACCTTCAGGATATCGAGCACCTAAACGCAATTCAGATTGGAGGGCTGATTGCTCCTGGAAAGTAGCCGCGGGAATGTCCAAACGAACACGCCCAACACCATTAGGTTGTGAAGTACGAATGATTGCATCTGGGCCCATAGGCATATCCAGAACATCATCAGGTACTACGAGTGGAGCCTGGATGGACTTTTCAGCCGCTTCCATAGCAAGGTTTGCAAAACGAGCACGAGCAAGTTGTACAAAAATTACATCATCAAATTGTCCGCGAGGCTTTCCATCAATAGATGGACGCTCAGCAACGACAACAGTCATTCTGCCCATAGGGTTTCTAGCAGAACTAAGAATTAAATCTTTGCGTGAAGGAACATACAAGATAATTGATTCTTTATCCATATAGCGGATAACTTCAATCTCTTGATTTAAGTTCTGGTCATAGCCATACTGACCTAGCAATGCACGGTCAAACTCAGGAAATTCATTGACAAGTTCAATAAGTGTTTTATTGTAACGCTTAGCATATGCAACTAAACGGCCAAAACGGTCACGTTCGTAGTAGACACCAGTAGGGTCTTCTACGCGAATACGAGGCAGGTTGTTATCCCAATCTGCTTCCACATGGATTGGTAAAAATCCATATGAGAAGTACTGGTCAGAACCTGGATACATCTGCGTCTGTAAACGTGAATGATAAACATAGTTATTAGCAATCATACTACGCTTGTCAGCATACGCGCGTGCGCGGTCTGATGTTACATTTGTAGTAGAACAGTTAATAGATGGCAGTGGTGCTAATACTTCTGCTAAGTCGCGTGCTGCGACATCGATGAAGTTTGCAACCATAGCATGTGACATGCCCTCAGGAAACATGTCGGGAAATATCTCGACCATCTTTCCTTGACGCACAGCAAGCACGTTAGCCATTTGACTATCGCGCTCAAAAGCACGATGCTTCATAGCCTCTACGCGACGTGCGATGAGTTTAATGTCTGCCATTGTTATCCTATCGATTGATTAAAATTACTTAACGTGCTGTACGACGATTAGTTGCCTTAATTGTCTTAGACAAGTTAATCCGAGTACCAGGCTTATCACCTGGTCTGATAGGCAATGTGTCTATACGACCAGTAGGTCCTGGTGTATTAGGCATGCGCCATTTTTTAGGAATACTTATTTTAGGTTGAGGTTGCTTTTTTAGTGCACTAACCTGGCTAGTAGTAGAATTCCTTTTTGGTGTATTAATACCAGAAGCAGGGTTCTTTTTTGGTGTATTAACCCTGCTTGCAGGAGAATTTCCACCTACGCCTCTTTTTATTTGCGCCATTTTCTTATCCTATCAATTGGTTAAAAAAATTACATTGATGACGAAGAACGTCCGCCACTGCTGCGCTTGCTAGGTGTACCCATTCCACCGAAACCGTATGGTGAGTTTGAGCGACCTGACTTTGCTGCGTTTGCAGCCTTGTTCTTTGCTGTAACGATACGCTTAGCACCGTACATACGCTTTACACCTTCTGTGTATGTTGCTGATGCCTTACCAGCACCAACCTTTGCAAGTGCTGCTGTCATTCCATCTGACTTAATCTTATCGATTGTAGCCTGTGACACCTTGTTCTTTACCATCTTAGGCATTGATGCGCGTGCTGATGCATCTGCTGCTCTTGACTTTGCTACTGATGCGCGGCGTGTAACGGATGCTGTGTTCTTAGCGCGCGCTGAATCTGCTGACTTTGCTGCCATTTCTTTCTCCTATTATTCGTATTGAGCAAGTTCGTAATCGTTGAGATTAACAACGTAACGATTGCTTTGTTGTTTTGCCGTAGCCCACTTGTTTGGGATATGGCTCTGGCTCATTCTTGTGGTGCCTATTACTTCGCGCGCACGTAGTTCACAGAACCACAATGCCATTACGCAGTCTGTCTTACCTTTGGTATCTGGCTTCCAGGTTATTAATTGCTGGATTAAAGCCTTGATACCTTCTGAACCATCTTGCGATGGCAGTTCCATTAAGTTGTCATCTTGATGCACATTGCTACGCATAGTCCCAAAA